CTGCAACAACCATATAAACTTTAGAATGTGAAGCAAAACTTATAAAATCACCAGCTTTTAATGAGCCTGTCATACCATCAATATCTATTGTAGTGTCTCCGACAGCGTGGACTCCATTCACAAGTACAGTTCCACTTACATTACCTCTTGCATCCTCTAGTTCTGGTGGGATTATTGTAAAATTTTCTTTTGATGATCTTTGTTTCATTATAAAAGCCATAAGTTCTCCATAAACATCTGATCGTTTTGCTGTAATAATTTTAGCTGTAAAACCAAATCTTTGACCATCAATTTGTCTTGATAATTTTTTACCACTATCTGTTACTGAAATAATTGTATTTTGTGTTGATCTAATTCCCATTGTAGAGAATTTAGATGTAGATATTGGAAAAGCACCTGACATTATATTACTGAGCCTCTACCTTGTTCATTTACTGCTTGATTGATTAATGATGATATAGCACCTCTTGATCTAAATAGTAAGTCCTCAAAACCAGAAGCGTCTACTGTGTTTATATTAAAATTAACATTTACTGCACCACCGCCAGTTCCTCTTGCAGATTGAGTAATCTGTCCTGTTTGGTTTGGCACAAACATCTCAGCACCTCTTTCACCCACAAGAACTGGTTGACCTTTTGCAACTGCACCACCTTTTTCAAATCCTAATAAGCCACCAAAGAAACCACCAAACCCGCTAAACATAGATGCTGTGCTAAGTGCGGCTTGTTTTTGTTTTTCTCTTGTAATCATTTTTTCAATTAATAGTTCAGCACCTTTTCTAGCAATTATTTCTATAATAGCACTTAAAACATTTATTGCCAAAGTTTGTGCAATACTTTTAAAAGTGTCTTTCAAACTTTTTCCTAATATTACTGCTTCTGCTAATCCTCTTGACATACTTTTAATACCACTATCAACTGTATCTACTATAATGTTTCTAATATCTAATGTTTTGTTTTTTAAATTTTGTAATGCGTCTGAATTTAATTCTTTAAATCTTTCCATAGCTTTTTCTGTAGCTGATGGAATTTTAACTGACATTTCATGTTCAAAGTTTCTTAAAATTTGATTACTAAATTCAATTTCTTTATTTACTTTTTTTATTGGTTCTACTTTTATTGGTATTGACAATTCACTTTCAAAAGGTTGAATTTCAGGAAATTGTATTAAAGGTTTTTTTCCAAACTTTTCACCAAATGCTTCTGCTTTTTCAATAGCTTTTAAAATTAATGCTAAACCTATAAAACCTTTTTTACCCAGCATAAATGCACCAAAAATTCCAGCTTGTTTTATTACTGCTGGTAATGAGTTAAAAGTTTCTACTAAACCTACAAAAGAGTCTTTTACTCTAATTAAAAATGGCACTAAATCTTTTCCAAGTTTCACAGCACCAACAACTGCGTTTGCTAAATTTTTTCCTACTGCGATTGCAATATCTTCAATTTGTTTTGCGTTCTCTGCTAAAAATTTATCTAAATCTCCAAATTGATTTTTAAGTTCTTCAAAAAATCCAGCTTGTAATAATGTTTTTTTAAATGTAAAAATTTTATCACCTATCATTGATAAAGTTCCTTCAAAGGTACCAGCTAACTCATCTGTTGCACTTCCAAATCTTCCACCTTTACCAAATACTTTTTCAAAAGCTTTTACTGTTTCTTCTATAGAAACTGTTGCACCAGCTTTGAAGCCGAGCATATTTCTTACACCTTTTTCTCTAAATAAATCAGCCGCACCAATACCAGCAGAGAATGATCTTTGTATTTGTTCTGCCGCAGTTCTAAAATCTAATCCTGTTGTTGCCGCTACATTCCCTGTGATCTCCAACATATTTTGTAGATCATCTGCGTTATCTGTTACTGTTGCTAATATTCCTGAACCCTGTGAGATTTCTTCTAAAGAAAAAGGTACTTTAGAAGCAAATTTTGCCATATTGTCAAAAGCTTTTGTTCCTTCCTCTGTATTTTTTAATAAAAATTTTAATCTAACTCTTAAATTTTCTATATCTTTTCCTGTTTGCACTAAATTTCTAGCAACTAATCCAGCACCTAATCCTACAAAAGCACTCTGCAAACTAAATACTGATTTTTTTAATCTTCCTAATGCTCCCTGTAAACTACCAAAGGTTCTTTTTGTAAGGTCTTTTGCTATTACATCTATTTGGAGTTTTTGGGTTGCCATTATGTTTTAAACCTTTTTGCTTCTGATAGTTTCTTTTGATTATTATACTGATCTTGTTCTTTTTTCAAGTAAGCTAACCAAAGATTATAATGGCTAACGGGCATTTCAAGAACTTCTTGAATTGTTATATGAAGTCTATCTGCTACGGCTAAAAGCGACCTTGTATCTGGGTCGCTATTTACTTTTTTTCGGCTTCCTCGAATGAAGTGTCTAAAAGAATTTTATTGGCTACTGTAGCAACTATATTTGAATCTGCTTTTTTTCTAAGAGCAAATTTATCTTCTGGTTTGAAAGCTTTTTGAAGTTCACCTTTATCATCTTTGACTAATAACTTCATAATCAATAGATCAACCAAAACAGTTAAGTCTTGAAAGTTATTAGATTTCTTAAAGATTATATTTTTTTCTTCAAGTGTTAAAGGCTCAGAATAAAACACAGATGGATTTCCATGTTCATCTTTCCATTCATCTACTTCAATTGTAATAGTTTGTAAGCTTTCAAAGTGAGATTTAACTCTGTCGATAACTGACATAAAATATTATTAGACAGTTCCTTTAGTTAATGCTCCTGTACCTTGAAAAGTTACTGATCTTGAAACTATTGCATCCATAGCGTTATTTATTGACATTCCAGTAACAACGCCAGTTCCAGTAAAACTTTGATCTCCTGATGTGTTACCCTCTGGAAGCAATATAAAAGATATTGAAGAACCAGCAGTTAGAGTTTCTTGTGGTGAATCAGTTTCGTCATAGTGCATTTCTAATGTACCAGAGAACGAAGTTCTACCAGCTACGAATGATTTAGTTGCATCTGATAGTTGAGTATCCTCTACAACATCTCCTGTAGTTTCTAATGTAAATCCTGTTAGTTCCCCAACAGCACTTCCACCAGCAGTTACTACTCCTTCTTTTCCATGATGTGTTGCCATTTGCCTTTATCCTTTTTTGGTTTTGATTTATTTTCTTCTTCTTGTTTCCAACCAAGACTTAAAAAATTTTCAAGTTGAGTTTCATTGATAGTCATTTCATTCTCACCTTTATATATTTTAATATCTTTAGCCATAATTTCTTTTATTACTTTTCTTCTTCTTCGTCAATCTCATCTTCGTCAAAATCTTCTTCTAAATCTATATCTTCTTCAAACTGTTCTTCTTCATCATCTCTTAATTCAGCTAACAAATCTTTGACTTCTTCACACATAATAGATTCTTTATCATGTAACTTTTCTATTGCATCTATTTTTTTTTCTATTTTATCAATAACTTTATCTTTATTCATATAATATCCTTATGGAGTTCCCGCTTGGAACTCGTAAGTGCATCTAATTGTCATTCTAATACCACCAATAGGAAACAATGTACCTTCGTCTGTTTCTACTTGTATTACTTCTGTATCAAGTGCGTTATTAGATCGAGTAATATCAGATTCTAATGCAGTTTCAATAGCTGTTATAAGTTGGTTTCTTTTTGTATCAATATTAGCTTCTGCCCCTTTTACAAAACCTAATACAAGAAAATCAACAGTAGCAATTCTAGTTTTAGCACCAGAGCCTAATTCTTGATCTTCTCTAGTCTCCTCTGATGTTTGAACAATAACTGCTGGATATTGTTTATCAGATAATTCATCTAAATCAAAAGGTTGTCTTGTTGCTTTTTTAATTGTTATTGGTGATGATATTGCAGATATTGTTGATAATAAATTTGATGCAATATTTTCTCTTGTACTCATAGCTTGAATTTCCTTAGTTCATCTTTTACAAATTTTTCAAACGATTTGTTTATAATCTTTTCTGTTCTAGTGTTAAAGCCAAAAAATTCTCTTTTGGGGTCAGTAGTAACTTGATTGAAAAAAGCCTTATCTATTTCTTCTTTTCTTGAGAAGGCTAAAGTTATTTTATGTTTGCCTGTTTTCTTTACCATTGATGGAGTCAAAGCACCTAACATTCTTCCTGTATAAAATAAATCTACTGCTGTTGGTTTACCTTCTCTTTGTAATTGTTTTATGTAACCTTCTGAATAAGGAGCAAATCTTCTATCTTTAAAGTCAATACCTTTTTTCGTTTTTTCTCTAATAATATCAACTAATTGAAAACCAGCTTGTTTTACACCTTTATCAATTATTCTTGGTAATACAGAACTAAACTTTTTAAGTTTAGCAGATAATTGTTTTGAATTTGTTTTTATATTTAGATTAACAGCCATTATCTATTCAATCTTCTAAAGCCATGTAAAGGTTCTCTTTCACTTGTAGATATAGTTCCGCCATCATCACTATCATATTCTACACCATCTTCTAAGATTGATCTAAATTCTTTATTGTATTCTGCCATATAATATTCACCCATTCTTTCAAATCTGTCTTTGTCAGCCTCAGGTCTAAATTTTGTAAGTGCTGGTAAAAGGAATCTACCAAGGAATAAATATACACCAGCTCTTTCAAACTGATCTAAATTTACTTTTGTATTGTCCATCTCAACAGTATTTAAAACTG